TTTACCAAGTTCTCAAAGAATCGACTGATATCCCCTCTTGTGTCTGGTGCCCCCTTTAACAATTCACCAACATCACCAGCATCAAGAATCCCCTTGCTAATGACCTCTGATACCAAGGTAGCCTTGGCTTGTATCTCATCAGTGGGAATGTCGTCAAGTAACCCAACAAATCCATCCCTGATATCACCCTTCAAGCGAAGAATGTCAGCTTCAAGATTGAACACTGATTCAGGATCATCTATCAATTGTTGACGTAACACTCTCCCGGCTGCAATGGCTTCAGGCCCCCCTGTTTCAGCTATTTGTTGAGCAAGTCCGGTAAGCCCTCGCTTCACCAGATCAGAAATGGTTGTGTCAAGTTCCTCAAGGAATCCAAGCTCTATCTCTATTTGCTCCTCTATATCCCCAAAATTGAGAGCAGGAATGGCATCGCTTATTTTTTTCCCTGCCTTGGAAAATTCAGCAGGAATTCCATCAAGCAATTCCTCAAGTCTTTCTGTATCAAAGGCCGTTCCGAATATCGAAGGAGCCGATGAACCAAACTGCTCAAATAACTCATTGAACTCACCTTGCTTAGCCAGAAGTTCAATTTGGAATTCCTCAAAGGCCGGATCAAGAGTTTCTGTGAAATCAACACCTTGAGCTACGGCCTGAGCAATGGAAAGCCCTACCTCCGTAGCTGTAGGTTGTGCCTCCGCTGCGGCAGTACGCATGGCATCATTGATGCTGTCACGAGCCGCATCCTCTAAATCAGAGGTATCAGCAAAGGCCCCGGTGATCCCACCAACAATGGCCCCACCTATGCCACCGGCAAGGGTACCAATACCCGGAATGATTGACCCAATAGTGGCACCAATAGCTACACCAGAAAGAGCACCACTAAGAGCATTCTGCGCCTGTCTTCCACCACTGTCTGCCTCGGTCTTAATTGACTCAACAAACCCACCAACAACAGCCGCTCCAAGAGCTACACCAAGTCCTTTACCTATTCCTGAGAACGTTGGCTTCAGATTTTGAGCAAACCGTTGCTTAAGCCCAAATCCGATCTTCCCGAGCACACCACGAGAAGAAGCAGCACGAATGGCTGAAGTAGCCAGAAGGGTCTCAGCACCAATGGTCCCTAATGGAACCCCACCAAGAGTACGAGCAGCACCAGCCGCCGCTGATGTGGCCGCTATTCCTCCGGCTGCGGTAGCCCGAGCAAGAGATAGAGAAAGAGCATCAACAGCCGTAGCTTGACCAAGAGCCGCCTTAGCAGCCTCATCATGACGTGTCCTCAGAAGCCTCAGAATCGCCACAGATTGCAAGAATCCACCATAGGTGAGGAGAAGTGGCCCAATAGCCCCAACCAGGGCCGCTACAAGCCCTAGAACGCCCTTAATAGGAGCAGGAAGTTGGGTAAGCCCTTGTGCAAAGCCAGCCACTCCTTGAGCAAGACTCTTGACAATGGGAAGGGCATCATCTCCTAAAACAATGAACGCATCTCGGATGTTGTTCTGAGCTATCCCGAGTTGTGATTGAGCCGTCTCATATCTCTTGGCAACCTCAACCGCCAAGGCACCTCCACGCTCAGCTTGATCATTCGCCAAAGACAATGCACGCTCATATTCTTGAGCCGCACCAGCGGACCTAAGCAAAACATCCCGAACCCGGACGTTCCCAAACTCCAAATCCTCCAAAAGCTTGAAAACAGCAGCGCCTTCATCTTGAACAGCTTGCAAACCTTGAATGAATTTCAGTAATGCTTGAGCAGGATCAGTCTCTTGAAGCTTGACAAACTCCTCAACGGTTAACCCGGCTGTTTCAGCAAATATCTTGAGCCTCGGTCCTCCTTCAGCGGCAGAAGAAGCAATATCAACAATGACTCGGGAAATAGCCGTACCACCAAGCTCAGCACGCACACCAACTTGTGAAAGGGCTGTAGCAAGAGCCAACATTTCATTTGAGGCCAACCCAACGGTGGCACCAGCACCAGCAATACGTGACACCATCGAAAGAATTAATGGCTCAGTGGTTGCGAAATTATTACCCAATTCAACAATCACATCAGCGTATTGCTGAATCATCGAAGTATCTTCACCAATGACGGTGGCGAATTGAGCAAGAGAAAAAGCTGCGCTCTCTGTGGTCAATTCAGTAGAAACAGCAAGCTCTGCCACAGTCTTGGCAAAGGCAGCTATGTTTCCTGCCGGAACACCAAGCTGTCCGGCGATCTCACCTATTCGAGCGAACTCCTCAACAGCAATAGGTGACTCTCGGGCCAATTCACGAAGGCTCTCACCTAGCCCAACGATAAGCGGATCAGCAATAGTGGTAACTTCCCCCACTGTTTTAGCCACACCAGCCAAAGCATCCTCAAACGAAATAGCTGTCTTAACCGCTGTCGTCCCAAGATTGATGAGAGGCCGAGTGATCCCTGCTGTCAACCCGGCACCAATAGCCGCTGTGCCAAGTCCCGGCCCCAATTGACGCATGTAGTAACGAAGATCAGTACCAAATGCTGATAGGTCTGGTGCTATCCGAAGAACACCACGACCAATATCAATGCCACCGTCAGCCACTCATACTCCATAGAAATTGATCAGCCGTGATATAGCTTCGTTGCCTATTGGGATCACGACCCATCTGAATATCGAGCATCACTCTCGGGTCCGACATCTTGACAGCCATGACCAATCGAGATCGAGCGGGAAGCCCGCCCATCAACACCAATAACTTGCGCCAAGTGATATCGAGCGGGTCTACCCCATAGAACTCTTGGAAATCCGACTCCAACTCCTCATAGAAAGCTACGAGAAGTGGAGCGTCTACGTAGGGGTTTGAGAAGGAGCGACCTCCGTGGCACTCCCATCACCCTCTGGCTCTGCTGGCACCAATCCGTATTCCTTAACTACCCACCCAACTACCTCGTTGAGTTCAGGAAAGGAAAGACCAGCATCCAAAAGCTCGTAATACGTATCCTTGCCAATGAGATCAGAGAAGAACTCGCCAAGAAGCTCTTGGGGAATTCCCCCTTCCTCTGTGATGACCGGAAGATAGCTGAGAACAGCCTTGGCCGGGATAGCTCCCGGCATTTCGTACTCAGTACCACGGAACACCAAAGTAAGTGGCTTACGATCCGCAATCGCTTGGTCAAGATCAAGACGACGACTCATGTAGTCTCGTCAATGACTGAGAAGATGGACCCGGCTGTAGGCACAAGCGCTCGCAATTCCATTGTGACCAACGCCTTTTGTGGAGCCTTGGTGAACTGTGCAGCCACAGCACCGGCCATAATCACACGAGGGAATTGCCAGTCACGAAGAAACCCAACACCAGCCAGGGCACCCGGAGCACGAGTTCTCAAAAGGGCTGAAAACTCATCGTATTCATCCGTTGCCGGTGGCGTATAGGTGTCATACCCAACAGCGGGTACACCCGTTGAAATAGTGCCGCCACCAAAGCTGATTTGTAGTTGCTCAAGACCTACCTGAGCCATCGAGCCTGTCACCCGAATAGTCTGCTGTGTCTTGAAAGATGCAACCGGGTCAATCAACTCGGCAACGAAAACATCCTCCACGGTCTTGTCGGCCTCAACCGTCCAACCATCTTCGGAGTACCCAATGTCCTCCCAATTACCTGCAACCGCAGTATTGGGGTTGGTTGGGAACGCCTCTCCCTGCGGGGCCGTGTACAACTCACCCGGTCCCACCAAAATGGCATCAACTGTGCGTGCCATTGATCAATCCTCCTTGTCGGAAGTCCCTGTGGTCTCACCATCGGGATTGTCTCCCGTTATCGGCTCAACCACTTCTATCGGTGGAGAAGCATACTCCTCCATGTACTCGACCCACAAAGGCCGATTGAACTTGACTATAGCGAGCATCTTCTCGCCCTTGGCCTCGCTGACCGTAACCTTTTCACCTTTCTTGACCATCACCCCATCGACGTTTGCCAATTTGACCGGCGAACCTGGGTAGATCATCAAATCCATCATCTCTATTCCTCCTTGACCATCATCAGTGTTTCCACAATGTACCTCGCCCATCCGGTATCAGGTTCCTCAAATCGTCGTGGCCCATTGACAATTTGGAACCCGAGAATGAACCCTTCACCCGGAACCCCGCCTTGAAAAGTGTGAGCCTCCTCAACCACGGTACTGGCAAGCTGATAGGCCGTGGCATAGTCCGGTGAGTATTCGCCCGTGGCTGCAAAGCAATCCCATTGCAACAAAGGAAGATCAATCAAAGCTTCCCCTCGATCAATCCCACCCGACACTCGAAACACTGTGAGAAACGGCATAGCAGGCCCTTTAGGGAGCCTTGTGGCAACTCTGGTACCGACAATGGCCGAGATAGGAGCCTGAGCTTTAGCCCATTGAACCGCTACTACTTCAGCATCAGGAAGTGGCACTCATCCACCAATCGTTGCTTTTAGATAGGTGATTGTAGGCCGCATAAAAGGCCGAGCAATTACTCCCCCGCTAGGGCCATGCACATACTCGGGTGGAAGCCCCGGTGAAGGTTGCTTAGAAGACGCTCCTGCCGATCCGGTGCCATATTCCACAAAGACCCAATACTCAGCATCCTCTCCCACCTCAATCACAGCAAACAACTGATCACCCTCTGTTTGGAATCCCACAAACCTTATGGATTCTGCCATTTGCCCGGTGTCTTTTGCCGCAAGATTCTTGGCATACTCAACTGCTCTTTCAGCAAGTTCAAGAAGATTGGCACGAACCTCTTGATCCACATTGAAGTCTTGTGCCAAGGTCTCATTTAGAAAGACCTCAAAGGCCCCAACTTGCCCAACAGAAAAGCCGGGTCGTAATCCACTTTGTCGTGTGACCACTTCCCGGCCTTTCTTATCTACTTGGTTGTGGCTTAGCCACCGGCACGAGCCGCACGAATCGCCGCAAGACGATCCTGCGCTGATCTCAGTGACCGACGAGCACCGGCACGTTGCCTAGCCGTCAAGCCCTGATCTCGTGTCCGAGCACGAAGCTCACGGATACGAGTGTTCTGTCGCCCGATAGCACCTCGGCCACCGCCGCCACCACCGCCGGACCCACCGGCACCAGTGACGATGTAATCGCCAGAAGTCATCAACGACTCCTCCTTACTAAGTAGCGTCTTGAACCGCACAAGGATCATTATGACGTACTCAAACAGTAAATGCAACCAATCTCACAACACCCTGGCATTCTATCGAACCTCCTCGCACCTTATGGTCCGATGATGCTCAGCACCAAACTCGTCATATCGAATTCCTACCCATGTAATCTCGAAGATTCTGCTCCCCAATACCCCTCGATGAGCCTCAGTGATAGCCACCCCGCCATCAACAAAAATACGATGAGATTTGTCGGTTACCTCTCGGGCGGCACGCCTCTCAGTCCCACCTAACCATTCCACTCGACAGGGAACATCTACAATGTCATCTACCCAATCACCCGTTGGATTCCCACGATCATCTTCTCCGATTGAGGATCGAATTTGGAAAGTGATCGTCTGAGTCAGAAGATCAAGTAAAAGGGCATCCATCAAGAACCAGCAACCCTTTCAATCACATTTAGCATCCGATTGAAAGTGACACCGGCTCGTGTTGCCAAAACTTGAACACGACGAGATGCTGTGACAGCCTCTCCGGGTCTAGCATTCCGAAAATCCCTAACTGCCCTAGCAAACATCCGTGTATTACGAACAGAATCTATGCCTACCGCTTCTTGTTGTCGCCGTGCTCTTTGAGAAGTCCCATCACGACGACGTTGAGTACCTCGGCCTTGTGCTTGCCCTGCTCCACCGCCGCCTTGTCCACCCATTACAACCTCCTACTTCTTGATCGCAGGAACTAGCAACCCAACACAAATGAGGATTACTGCCCATGTGATCAACGGGAAACTTGACTCAAAAATCAAAGACCCGATAGCAAACAACAACGCAACCAAAAACAACAATGTTGAAAAAGACATATCAAATCCCTTCATCAGTACCCGGATAATCCATTCCACCCTTACGAGAGATGATTGGCTCTCGATCCTCGTCTTCCTGTGCAACTTCCTTGTCAGCCTTACTCCACCCAAAGGCAATAGGAACTCCACGCCTAGACCTTTGTGTTCTGAGAGAACTAGCCAACTCCCCGAATTGACGAGCAAGATTAGATGCCTGCAATGACAATTCCCCAATCGTTCGAGATTGGGCAGTTGACGAGTATTTGGCCGATAGGATGTCGGCTACAAGGGCAGCAGCCTCAAAGACATTCTCCTCCACCTCGATAGCCCACAGGATTGTTTCATCCTCGGCCTTATGGCCGGTCTCAACCGTGTCACCCAACAACACTCTTATCTTGTCTAGGTTGTCACCAAGTTCAGGATTGAAGGTGAAGGACACTCACTTCTCCTCATCCACAACACCTTTAGCTATCTCGGCTTTGAGAATGGTCGCAATCAATTCTGCCTTTCTCATATTGGACACCTTGATATCCAATTCAGCAGCAATCTGCTTCAATTCCTTCATAGTGGAATTGCTCAAGGAATCATGAAGCCCCTCAAGCTTGTCAGGAACCTCAACGATCTTTACTGAACCACTGGATAGATAGCTCGCTAGGTGCTTCCAACCAGCGGCCTCGGGCACAGGCTCGCCTACTTCACGAAACCCATGCCCGATCTTCAATCGCCTTCCGGCGACATATTGCCGCTGTGTCAACTTTGACCCTCCTTTTAGGCCACGGCGTCCTCGAAGAAATAGCCCACATCAGCAGCAACAAGCTTCTGATCATAAGCCATCTCACCTTCGATCCGATCAGAGGTCAATTCCTCCATTCGGAACCGACGAACACGAGTCCCAAATCCAACCGCCCCAAGAAGGCCATTCCATGTGAAGGTGTATCCACCCGAGACCTGCATAAGACCCGGAGCCGGTGCCGCATAAACAAGGAGAGCGTTCTTTGGTGCAATGAACTGCAACACCGCATCGTCCTCCTCTGCCGCCGTGTCTTGCACAGCGTTGGCAACAAGCACTTGATCCACATCAAAGAGTGAAGCAAGAAGCTCAGCCGTCACCATGCCACGCTGCGTGTACTTGATCCGATCCAAGATCGTTTCATGGTTACGCAATACGTTGTACACATATGGAGAAAGCACCAATCTATTGGGCGTATAGCCCGTGCCCTCCATAACGGCAATGCCTGCGTTGGTGATGTCTTCGATTGGTGTCGAACCTGCCTGATCCCATTGCTGGAATTGACCCGCACCAGGAGCACCAGGAACACCGTCAACATCGCCTCCGGTCCAAATACCTGTTGCGAAGTAAGCGGTGATCCAATCGAGATCACGCTTCAAGAGAAGCTGATTGGTCACGAAATTCGTGGCCTCACGCTCCAAATTGAAGACGCTATCGGCATTGGCCCTGATCTGGTCATCAATGTCCTTGTGAACACCATGCACAATTGCGGCATAAGTGTCCAAGTCCACGGTCCAACCCGATCCAGGCGTTTCAGTACCCGGTGGCCGCACCTTTGCCTCGGTGCGATGGAAATCACCCTTGGTGTACTTCCAATACTGATTGAACTGTTGAGCTACAGGGACTTGAGGAAAGACCCGAGCAGCAATGAAATTGGCAGCGTTCTGCTGATAGGCAACAGAGATGTTGCCAAGAGGACGACTGACATGAACATCAGAAGATGTTGGTTGTGGCATTCGTTACCTCCTAAACCAGCAGAACCGTGATGATCTCATCAGCGGCTCCTGCGGCCTCAAGTGCAAACCCAACGGGTACACCAGCAGCCAATGTAATGAACTTACCGGCTGCATCAACCTCAACCTGAACATGCACAAGAATGGCGGCACCCGAAATGCCTTTGGTCACACCCTTGTTCATCACCTCAGCGGCTTGTCCGGCTGTGGGCTTGTTTTGCAGAACTCCGAAGATGGCTTCTCCTGCTCCGGCTAAAGCGACTTGACCCGCAGCCGTTCCTCCGTTCACACCAAGGAACTGCGCTGCACTCAAATCAGCCTCAGCCGTAAAGCCTGGAAGCTTGAAGGATGGAAGTTCCCAAGCCATCAGGACACCTCCTCCATTTCCATCTCCTCGTACAAGTCAGGATTCTCATTGAGAACCTCGGTGTACGCCTGCTCGTAACTGATTGACTTCTCATCCGCTCGTGTCTTTGCCAACTTCTCGACCTTCCCTTGTGGGGAACCCTCATCGAAAGCAGACGACCCGATTGACTTGAACATCGCACTCTTAGAAATGACCTCATTCATTGACTTGAACATGGTCTCAAGCTCGATGTAGTCCTCGGGTGTTAATGACGCAGAGGCCGACTTGAGAATATCGGCCTTCCTCTTTGTCTCACCAGGAACGAATGGAAGTGACTCAGCCTTTGCCAAGAACTCCCTGTTGAGTCGAGCGTCCCGCTCAGCCTTAGCAATTGCCGTGGCTTCCGCAGCTTCAGCCTGAGCCTTCTCCACCATCTCTCGGATGGCAGGATCAGCATTCTTGAGGATTTCCTCCTCATTGCCCTCGTTGCCGTCACCGGCCTTGAGAACATCGACCTCAGCCTTGGCTTCCTTGGCTTCCGCCTCAGCATCCGCAGCACGCTTTGTGAGTCCGGCGATGTGTTCCTCAACCACCGTCTTCACCTCATCAGGGAGAGCCGACAAGTCAAGGATTACCTCACTTGTCTTTGTGTTGTCTGGCATATTGCCCTCCGTTTTCTTTACTTTGGCAGGGTGTGGTTCATCGCTACGTGATGTGCTTTCCTGCCCTTCATCCCATCCTTTCAATTTCTTGAACGAATCGGGAACCATATTCTCGGCACCAAGAGCCACAGCCCGACGCCGAATGTGAGAAATGACTTGCGCTCTCTTATCTGGTTTGGAGCGGCCATAAGCTTGGATAGCACGTCGTAGTGCATCCCTATCTGGAATTGGGTAAGACCCATCAGAGAGAGCAATGCCTTTACTGGCAAAATTCTTCCTCTCCTCAATTGAAAAGTCACGCTTCTCAACCATGCCATCAGAATCAATTTGCTCATAGGGACCACGAGTATATAGCTGAGGATGATTCTCCTCAACCGCACCGACAAAAGAATCCAGAGCATCACCAATAGCATTGGACAACCCTATGCGCTCATCCCGAGTCAGATTGCCATTGGCGTACATGCCATCAGCCATATTGGTGAAGTGGCGATGAATCTCAGCCTCATAGACAGCACCCATTGTTGCCATCTTGTAAAGGCCATCTTCATCCTCCTTCTTTTTCTTCCCTCTAAGTCGAATCATTGGCCCACGCTTTTTGCCTTCCAAAACCCCGCCGCCAATGACATCGGTAGAAGCAGGTTGAGCCTTGCCAAGCTCAATCATCTCCTCGGCCCATGTTGGGTCTATCTCATCTTCGTCATCCTCTCGCTTGAACAACTGAACCTTGGCATTGGGATCAGCCGGAGAATCAACCAAAGAAAGCTCATCTATCTCGATCTTCGTCAACCGATTAGCCATTAGGCACCGACCTTTTCACGCAAACCAGAACCACCCATTGAAAATCCTTTGAGCTTCCCTTTCTTCACCATGTCCCAGGTCTCGTCATCAATGACGTGAAACCCGGCCCACCAAGCAAGCTCAGGCAAAACACCAGGCGGGATTCCCATTTTCTCCATCTTCTCTCGGGTGAAGACAATTGACTCGATGAGAGTACCGATGTCCTTCTTGAAATGCATTGTGAATCCACGTCGGGAAGACTTGACGAACTCATAAGCCGGGGTCTCAAGCTCATTGTCTGTGTCAATGAAGTCGCCTTGAGTGTCCTCCATAACGGTGCCATCAGCATCTTTGGCAACATAAGCCCACCCAAAAACGTTCCGTTTCTCGTCATCGACCTTGGTGAACTCAACGTATCGGGTATCCACAGCGCTCACAGCATATCAACTCTATCCATTGGTGAGATACTTCTCCACCACAAGATCGAATTCCTTTCGCACTCGCTCACCACTCCAAGCCTTGGGGATGACCATTGCGATCAAAGTTCTTGTTGCCTTTTCAATAGATCGTGTCGCCAATGTGTACGTTTCCCCCGTCCCAAGGTTGTAAATGCTTTTCTGTCGATACAAGCCGCCAAGAGCCACAGCATCATCAAATGACTTCACATTACGAGAGACATCCAAATAGACATTCCGGCCAATAGCTGTCTCCTCTACCCATCCACCCCAATAGAACCCTTCTTGGCTCAATAGATCACGACTAGCTGACTTATGAGCACCAATCCAATCATCGGTCATAGCCCCATAAGCTCGTCTGGCCTCATGACCCGGAATGGCAACCATCCACCCATCAGGAGACTTTTGCCCCGATATCAAATGAACCGTGAACCCGCCCGCTCTTGACAACTCAGAAGTAACGCTCCTTGATCGAGCCTCACCCGACTCAAGAACTACCTGACAACGACAATGAGGATGGAGAGGTGGGTGCTTTTGTGGACCGATAGGTGTCTCGAAATAGCCATAGATATCGGACTCGGCAAACGCCATTGCTGCACATTGCTCATCTACCCGATCATCATTCTCAATGATCCACACCATTACAGAATCTTCAGGAATCACCCCGGCCTCTTGAGCCTGAGACCAATACTCAACCTTCCCCGCTTCTACTGAAGCCGACATCTCTGTTTCAGCTATTGCATTCACTCGTTGAGTAAGAAGTGATTGCCCATAAGTGCTAGCCCGAGCGTTGGCAAGCCCCGACGATATCCCCCGACCAAACATTCGTTGCCGATACTCCTCAACCATTTGAGCTTGTCGAAAAGTAAGCCCTATTGACGAACGCAACTGATCAGCAATAACACTCGATGACACCCCTTGTCTTAAGGCTCCTGATATCAACGCCCGTATTCCCTCTCGTGTTGCCATATTGATCTCTTGAACCTTGAGTGCCGATTGAGTAGAAGCCCATTCCAAAACCCTAGGATGATTTGTGTTAAATTGAG